TCTTGGTGGGCATCAAGATAGCTCATGAATCTACACTCCCAAAGCGAGCGATAAATAATATTAGTAGGATCCCCTTTGTACTTAGAGGGATTCTTTGGTTTAAAAACTCCGTTGTAACTCATAGGAAATAAATGAAATGGCTATAGCCTCTAATCTTAATTATACTTATACCCCTCAGAACGGTATTCGTGTAGAGCAGTCGGCGCCCCCAATTCGCCAATCCTCTAGCTACACCAGTAGTGCACAGGTTTCAACAACGCTTGCTGAAACAACAATTGAGGGAAACAGAGCTACAGCGCTGAATTCGGAAAATGCTCCGATCAAGTTTCCCTCTGATCTTGGTACAGATTATTATATATCTTTCAACGCGTTCAAGCACGAAATTGAGAAACCTGAGGATACGAAAAGATCTTTCACGTTCAAAAAATCAATTAATCTTCCTCTCCCTACTAATCTATCGGATAGTTACTCAGCTGATTACAACGCTGAGAATTTGTTTTTTATAGGTAACGCTCTCAAGCAAGGACTAACAGAATTTTCTAGCGGTCCTGGTGGAGTTGTAGGTGGTTTTGAAAATCTTAACATGAACAGCGCTGGTTCGAATGCAGCAAAAGCTCTCAATTATCTCGCTGACAATAAAGGCAAGATTGGTGCAGCTGCAGGTGTAATGGCACTCGGAGGGATGGGTGGCCCATTTGGAGCTGCAGCCAAAGCAGCTTTTCAAGTAACTGCTAATCCGTTTCCTGTTATGATTTTTCAAGGAACAAAGTTCAAGCCTCCGTTTACATTTGATTGGACTTTGTATCCTGAATCACGTGAAGAGGCACTTATTATTAGAACAATTGTTGGATTTTTCAGAAGGGAGATGTTACCTGAAACCTATCCTGGAAATCCAGCAATTTTAAAAACACCTTCCGTATTTGAAATTAAGCTGACACCTGAGCTCCCGTTGCGAACTTTTAAGAGGTGTGTTTTAACCAACATGAACGTAAGTTATGCACCAGCAGGCGTATCTTTTCTATCAGATCCTAAAACAGGTGCAAATTCAAATGACGCCACTCCAACAGCAACTTCAATATCACTTACATTCCAAGAAATAGAAATATGGTTGGCTGATGATTATGGCACTTCTGAAGAAACTCAATTTAGACCAATAGTATAATGGATAACTTTTTCAAACACTACCCGCTAGTACAGTACGGTAATACTGTATCAAACACTGTTGCTGTTAATATTCTTGCAAAAATAGCGTTCCAGAAAACAATTCAACAAAATTTTGAAGTGTTTCATCCCTATACAATCCAGGAAGGTGATAGAGCTGATACAATTGCTTATTTGTACTATGGTGATTCAGGATATGATTGGCTTGTTTACTATAGTAACAATATTGTTGATCCATATTATGATTGGTATATGGATGGTAACTCCCTTAATAGATTTATTACAGACAAGTATCAATCACTTACAGATGCAAGAAGAAAAATAAAGTTTTTCAGATCAAATTATATTGCTGATGACTCAATGATATCACCGACAGCATATAACGCTCTGTCAGCCAATCAAAAAAGATTCTGGACACCTATCAACGGTAACAATAATAACATTATAAGATATGAAAGAAAGAAAGAGGAAATAATTTTCCAAACCAACAAAACACAACAGTTGAATGTCTCCCTAGTTGGAAATACTTCTTTCACTGCTGATGAGTACGTATTTCAACAAAATGCTGGAGTCACTGTAGGTTCCGCTACTGTTAATTTTTCTAACAGCACTGTCTGTATTGTTTCCAATGTGATTGGTACATTGTCTACAACATATAACTTAAAAGGTGGCGACAGTGCAGCTAACGCTACCGTGTCCGCAGTAAATACTCTTTCGACTAGTATATCATCAGACATTCAATCTTACTTTGAAGGTGTTTCGTTTTTTGATTACGAAAACGAATTGAATGAAAAGAAAAAGAATATAAGGTTGATAGATCTCGCTTATGTCCAATCGATAGAACAAGAGTTCAAGAGTCTAATGTCATCATGAATTTGAAACCTAGTCAGTGTGATATTAAGAAAATATCCATAACCAATCACACAAAAACCATAGTTATTGATAAGCAATCTAAATTTTTGGAATTCTTTTCTTCGCTTGATATATTTGAGAATGTATTCAATCCTTTTATAACCGCTGATTTAACATTAATAGATGGTGGTAGTTTCATTGAGAAGAATAATATCACTGGAGATGAGGATTTTGAAATAGAATTTCAAGGGTACGGTAGTGAACAAACGTTGACATATAAATTTAAAGTCGCCAAGCTCATCTACAATGTACCTAATCCTAACCTTCGATCAAAAAATGTAGGCTTAAGACTAACCAGTAAAGAATTCTTAACTGATAGCTCGATTGCTATTTCAAAAAGTTATAAGTCTAGTACAAAGGATATAGTATCTGATATCGTGAAGAAGTATCTTGGTAGTGATAAAACTATATTCACCGAGGATACAAAAGATCTACCAGCAACTTTAATTCCTTTCTTAACTCCTTTCCAATCTATTGACTTTATAAGACAGAGATTAGTTTCTCAGAAATACAAATCATCTACCTTTTTGTTTTATGAAACAAGTAACGGATACTTCTTAACAACCGTAGAGGGTCTTTTTGAAAGAGACACTAAAAAAGCTCAAAAGTTTTTCCAAAAAGAAGCAATATCTGAAAACGTCAAAGGTTCGTCAACAATAACTGACTTTGACTCATTTCATCTATTCCGAAACTACACAGTCAAATCATCATTCAATCTCAATCACTCTCTTAAGAATGGTGGTTTGAAATCGATTATTTCTCAATACGATTTAACTACGAAAAAGTTTGAAACAAGAGTTTTTGAAAATAGTCCATCTAACAATATATTTGTTGACTCGACCAATGGTAGTAATCCTTTGATTACAGCTACAATATACAATGACTTCTCACTGAATAATAACAAGCCGTACTTCTTACCGTTTTCGAAATACAAAGATACAAACAACAACTCTACAAACTTTTTGTATGATACGGTAGCAGAGAGATTGTGTTTCTCAAATCTCTTTACGATGGAGAAGACCTACATTGATATTCCTGGCAATACAAGAATAAATGCAGGCTCAATACTATACTTACAAGTTCCAAGATATGATGCACTAGAGAGTAAACAACCTAGTAATCAAATGGATAGTGGATATTATATGGTTACTGCGTGTAAGCATACAATAACAAATGCAGATACAGCAAAATATGATACTCATCTTGAGTTGATGAGATTTGGAAGAGGGGTTTTAGAATGACTACACATACTATGGGTGAAGAGGGATTCAGATGGTTTTTTGGTGTTGTTGAAGATAGGGATGATCCGAAGAAAATAGGACGGGTTCGTGTAAGAATCTATAATGTACACCCATTCACAGCCGGCGGATCTCCAGACACTGTCAATGTACCTACAGACCACTTACCATGGGCAACTGTGATTAATTCTATAATCAGTGCTGGTATTTTGGGAGTCAATAATGACGGGGTGGGTATCAGTCCAACGGGAATGATGGTAGGAACAACTGTGTTTGGTTTCTTTGCGGATGGAAACGAATGTCAGATTCCAGTCATACTCGGTACTCTTGCTGGTATCGTTGGAACTAAAGAAGATAATGAACTTCCTAACTCCGCTATTGGTATCAATTCAGCTGCGCAAATTAAAGAATCTAAGAAAGTAAGTTCAGCCTTGCCGTTTCCAGGAGAACCATCTACTCCTTTCAATGCTAAATATCCATATAATAAGGTATTGAGAACAGAGTCTGGTCATTTAATAGAGGTTGATGATACAGTTTCCAAAGAACGAATTCATATCATGCACAAGACCGGAACCTATGTTGAAATAGACCAAGATGGTCAAGTTGTTATAAAGTCAGTTGATGATAGATTCGATGTTACCACTAAGGACAATAATGTTTATGTCGGTGGTGATGTTAATGTACGAGTCAAAGGGAATGTTAATATTCTTGTAGATGGAACATATACACTGGAATCCAAAGGAAATATGTTAATCAAAGCACCTAAGATAGATTTCAACCCATAATGCCAGCAGTTCACAGAAACACGGATTCCAGAGCATGTGGTGCTAGTACAGTATCTACACAAAGCAAGAATGTTTTTGTCAATGGTTTGCTGTGGTCTATAAACGGTGATCCTAACTCACATGGCGGAGGTGCATTGGTTGCAGCAACTAATAATGTTTTTATTGGAGGTGTTGCTGTTTGTAATAACAATGATTCTGCAGCTCCTGATGCGTTATGTGCACCGCTTGGAGGAGCACACTGTGCACCCAATGCAGTAGGTGGATCGAGTAACGTATTTGTAGGAGATTAAATGGCAACGTCATACGCAGATAAATTTACAGTAACTTCTCTAAGGTCGGAGAGGTATAGTGATTTTTACAATAGCTTCAGTAAGAACTTTGGAACAAAAGATCTTGCTAGACTAACTAACGAAGACTCTATAATTAATTCCTTGAAGAATATTATTTTGACAAGAAAAGGAGAACGCCCTTTCTTTCCGGAGTTTGGTTGTAATATTTCTGGACTGTTATTTGAAAACTTCTCCAAATTTACAACAGATGCAATAGAGACTGAAATTAAAACAGCTGTTGAAAACTTTGAGCCAAGAATAAAAACTATCAAGGTTAAAGCAATTGAGTTTCCAGATAATCACTCTATAGAGCTGCAGATGTTTTTTACCACCATAAATAATCCTGAGAATGTTTCAATCAGTTTCTTTCTTTCAAGAATAAGGTAAAATGGCAAATTCATCTATCAACCTAATTGACTTAGATTTCAATTCTTTGAAATCGTCGTTGAAGTCATACCTATCATCACAATCAAAGTTTCAAGATTATAATTTTGATGGCTCAAACATGAGTGTGTTGTTAGATGTCCTTGCTTACAACACATATCTTAATACGTTTTATATGAACATGGTAGCTAGTGAGATGTTTCTTGATACTGCGCAACTCAGAGACAGTATTGTATCTCATGCAAAGGAACTAAACTACGTTCCTAGATCTTTCAGATCAGCTCAAGCAAATGTAAACATTTCAATAACACCCTCAACCAATGTGTCCTCTGTTGTTATTCCAGCGAAGACCGGATTCACATCTCGAGTCGGTTCTAATACATTCAACTTTGTAACAAATGAGTCAATTGCAATTGTAACAAGTGCTAATGGCGTATACTTTGCTAACAATACTATATTGTATGAAGGCTCATACGTAACAGATACGTTTGTAAAAAATAGTGCTATACAAAATCAAAGATTTGTACTAAACAATCAAACTATTGACACAACAAGTATTGAGATTTCTGTTTCTGAAAATAGTGGTGCAAACGTTTACACTTATACTCAAGCATATTCATTATTTGGAGTAGTTTCAAATACAAATATATTCTTTGTACAGCCTGCTGAGAATGAGCAGTATGAGGTTGTGTTTGGAGATGATATATCGGGCAGAGCACCTCGTAACGGTGCTGTGATTGATATAACATATAGAGCTTGTAGTGGGGAACTGCCTAACGGAGCAGATACGTTTGTTAATAATTCAAGCATCGATGGACATTCGAATGTTACAATTACACTGAATTCTGAAGCTGTTAGCGGATCAGTATCTGAATCCAACACATCAATCAAATTCAATGCTCCAAGAAGCTTTCAAACACAGGAAAGAGCTATAACCGAAAGTGATTACGAAATCTTACTAACAAGAGAGTTTCCTGAAATTCAAGCAATATCAGTGTATGGCGGAGAAAAGGAAGACCCTCCTCAGTACGGTAAAGTGTTTATTTCTATCGATGTAGAAAATTCTGATGGTATTCCTGACCTAAAGAAAAGCATTTACAATAATTACTTGAGTGATAAGGTTCCTCTTGGTATTCTCACAGAAATCGTTAATCCTGATTTTGTTTACTTGAAGGTAGACACATCGGTAAACTACAATTTCAATATAACAACGCTGTCTGAGAATCAGTTATCTACCAAGGTATTGACTACAATAACAAACTACAATGATACATATTTAAATGACTTTAACGCTAGCTTCTTATACAGTAATTTTGTAACAACTATAGACAATACCGATAAATCTATCATCAACAATGATACTGTGGTTGTACCTTATTACTTGCTTACATTAGATACTGGTGTAGCTACTAATTTCACTTTTTCATTCGGTGCTGAAATATTAATCACTACTCCATCTGAACAATCTCACAGTATTACAGCTGATAGAGGATTGTTTTCATCTTCATTCATTTTAGATGGATTGAATTGTCAGTTGGAAGACGATGGTATTGGAAATGTAAGAATTGTAAGAGTAACATCAACAAACCACATAGAAAAAGCAAAAATTGGAACAATTGATTATGCTACAGGTAGTATTACAATATCCAACCTCAATGTGGAAAGCTTTACAGGGTCTGGTATAAAATTGTACGCAAAAGTTGTTAGTCAAGATTACACATCATCGTTTAGAAACATACTTAAAATAAAACCTGAAGATATAAACGTTCTAATGGTACCTAAGAAATTATGAAGCGAGTAGAAGACGATATTAG